CATGCCTCAGATGATCGTGCCTACCAGGTTCGTGTCTGGGTATTTTAGTTCGAAGATACCACCAGGAGGTGGGATGAGCATACCTTTCACTGTGTTGCTGGTGACGTCATAACTTACATCACTGTATGTTCTACCTGCCACGCTGCCGACGAGATTCGTGAATTTCAACATGCTGCTATTCGCCCTATTGTTGATAGAGATGATCCCTTGCGACTGGAAGATTAGTGATATCACATCAGATAAGACGATGGGTTGATCAATGTGAAAATTAGTGATATTGAAGTATTTCTTCAATGCTTTAAGAACATTTTGCAAGACGATCTGCTTGTTAAATGCAGGATCAGTCGTCGCCTCGAAATCCAGCCTGAGATTGATCACGTTCGCATCGAGAACGTCGATCGCATCTGATATCATTCGATACTGATTCAGATAAATTTTGATGTTATCCTTGAGAGCATCAGGGCTGATTATCAGATTACTACTTGAGTCGCGTGATATGATGAATAATTGTGATGCGAGAGGATTGTTCGGATTAGATCGAACAGCAGCTCTGAACACGCGACCAAAGTTCGCAGGCATCGTATAAACACGTGAGAGGAGATCTTCTTTCGTCACGATGCGAGCTTGTGAGTTGCGAAGTTGAGGTATGAGCAACTTCAGATCGTCGATGGAGGGTGCGTCTTCACCTCCTGACGCTTTGGTTTGATTCGTCACAGTGACTGATGATCTTATGGGTGCGATTTCTTGTGCTGTTGAAGCGTTGGGAAAATCCATGATCAGTGTTTGGATGTCAGTGATGGATCCTGGATCAATGCTGTGGTCTAAACCACCACCCCATCTGTATGAGATGTTCAAAACAACATTCGTCGCGGCGACTCCGAGAGTTTTCGTGCTAAGTAAGCTGTTCGGATTTAATGATGTTATCGGAAAAGTTTTCTTCCCATACAGAGGTAGAGCGAACTCAGATGGATCTGGGATGACATCATCCTCGAGAGTCTCAGCTGACCCTCCACCGAATGTTAATGTTGTCAGACGCGTGCCCAGATCGACATCTCTTTTATAACGGTAAGGAGCTGGTATGACTGACAAGTTGTCTTGGACGAGATCACCATCTGAATTCACATTGTTGATGCTACGAAAGATGACGTCGTCAGCTAGATCATTGACCTCGTAATACACGTTTCCATTCGAGTCATAGACGTTGACGATCTGCGTGACGTTGGCGTTCGCAAGCGTGATCTGCCTGAATGGCACGAACTCATTTCCCACATTGTATTGCTCTTGCTCGTAGAACCCTGAGATGCATGCACCTGATAAAGTTAGGAAGAAAGAAACTGGTATTCCGTTAGATGTCACTCTTGCAATTGCCACACGTGCGACGAGCGTTCCGTTGCTCATGACCTCCGAGAAATCGATGTCCTCGAGAAGATTGAATAGGATGCCATTGTCAGCTGAGACTATCGTGCTTTGCTTTAGTATCGGAAGAAGATCTCGACGAGGAGAATTGAAATTATTCGAAGGATCTGCAAGAATTTCGATCGTGAAATCGACATTTACGATGGCAGGTGATGCGCCGACGATCTCGACTCCTGCATTCTTAAGGTGATTCTGTATGTTTTGGGTCTCCACAGCTTGCGTGGGATCGAGTTCAGTGAACTGATGATCTAAGTAGAATGATGTCGTATCACCCACGTACGCTGCGAAATCGAGGAACATGCCACCGACTGATGCATCTGAGAAATCTTTTATGCGATCGCCGTAATACGTCCTCGCATAATTCAGAAGATCATTACGAAATGAGTCGAACGTCTTGTTCAGGTACTTTCGCTCCCTGACTTGCTTTTTCACAGAATCACTTGGCATGCTCTAACCTTCTGACGTAAATATGTTCCTCTGACAGTGGGACGTCAGATGATGTAGAGATCGACGCGGATGGTCCGGGGAAGCTCTTGCACGCCTGGAATGACGTACGTGACATCGAGGACTATCTTCCCAGTCGAAGCGCGAAATTGGTTATCGATCGTCGATGAAAAATCGATGAGACTGACGTAAGGCATCCATCGCTCGACCGCTGACTTTATCCTCGTCATTGCTTCATTGTCGAAATTATCATGTGAGACGATCTCAGTCATCAACTCACGGATGTTCGCTCCGAAATTGTACTGGCCGATCCTCTCACCCCAATTCGTTAAGATCAAGTTGCGAAAATTATCAGCGATGACGTCACTGATCGGCGTCATCATTTTGAAGATTCCTTCAGATCTGCTTCCGAGCCTCAAGGGTGTCATTATCCCGATAGGCGTCTCCGTGATGACTGTCGAGGCTGATTCTTTCTGCGTTTGTGTCGACGTCTTACCGACAGATTTGAATGAGATCGCCATTTGAAGTACTTAGGTGAGTCCTGCTAGAGATCCAACGATCTTCACCATCAATCCTGTGCCGAACAAGATTCCGATCAGATCACAGAGAATCATACCTGCTAAGTTTTTGATCAAGACGCAGATGGACGCTGCGAAGAGCGTCAGCGGAGCGACAAGCATCTCAGCTCTATTGAGGAGTTTTAAAATGAGATCGATCATCATCGTCACGATCTTACCGATCAGAGCCAACGGATCTATCGATATCGAGATCAATTCACCGATCAATGCTGGAAAGATTTGAAGAGGTAGCTTGAACAACCCTAAGAAGAACTCAGGAAGGAAGAAGTTCGAGATTCCTGGATTCGGAATCGAAGGAATAGGAGGAGTCGGTATGACAATCGTAGGAAGTGCTGGGATCGGGGATGCGAGTATGAGAGGTATGAGATCTGCGGTGATCTTAGGATCAGCGATTCCGAAATCAGCAGCTAATATGATCTTCGCAGCTGTGCCAGGTGACGGAAGAATTTGCGCGAGACCTCCCAGCGTGACCAATTGGACAAGTATCCCAGGAAGATCAGGCAATCTCAAATCGCGAAATTTCGAAGCTCCTGTGTCGAGGAAGATCGTAGGATCGAAGACAGGACCCAGTGACGTCTTTCCTGCTACATTAAGCATCTTCGCCAGCGGTTCGTACAAACCGTCGATGATCAGCTTCTGATATTGGCTATTCGATCTCGTGATGTACGGTGCAGATAGCAATGCGAAAGGATCTGGTTTGAACCAGAAGAGAGGTGATGAACCCATCGGCCCAGGCAATGAAGGGCCAGGAATCGGTGGTATCGGTATGGGAAGAAGCGGACTCGTCCTAGAAAGGCCCAGACCAGACGCATTGCCACCTGCTGACAGTGCTAGCACTTCAAGGATGAATTTTTGTCGAGCAGAAGGCGTGAGTTTACCATCATTACTGATGACGTTCGCACCTTTGGGGCCTAATATCAGATCTTGACCGACGGGCATCTCAACTCACTTCACAAGCACTTTCGAAGCGAACAAGCCTTGCGCACCAGCTGAACCGAACACACCTCCCATGGTTGTGACGAGAGGTGGACAGATGATCTGACCTACTGCCTTGCCTGAAACACCTTGATTGGAGCACAGAATCGCTTTATCCGCATCATCGCCTCCAAGCTTGATGATTCCCTTATCAGCTGGAATTATGATTATCTCACCCGTGTCTCTCAGCACGATCGCTGGGCAGTCTGAATCGGGTGAGTCTGATGTCGGTTGGACGAGTATACGAATCTCCTTCCGCGCGACGAGTCGGAGATGATCAGATTTCACCACGATCGCTGATCCTTCTGAGTTCCTCTTCAGCGTGGGTGTGAGACCCTTCGTCTTGATATTGAAATTATCATCAGCAGCGGTCTTCATAGAGACGTAGATGCGCGAGAGATCATTATCAAAATCAGGATCACCTTCGCTCGTCAGATCATCTCTCTTCTCTGTCTCCTCATTCTGAAGAGCATTCTTCACCCTATTTTGCTTGCTCTTGCTCTTGTCATTCCCTCTTCCGACGACGATATCTATCGTCCCAGCAGCCATCTTCGCATCATTCTTCGGTTTTCCCTTCGCACGGGAACCTTTGCGACTCTTGGCTCCTGCATCGACCTCTGATTCTGCAGCAGCACCTGTGCGATCAGTTCCGAGTGAGATGAGAGTGTTATTGCTGCCTTGAAGTGCATGATCACCTGGACGCACAGTGAACCGTGGAACAGATTCGAAATCGACGATAGCACCTGAATCTGACTGCTGTATGATCGTCGCGTACTCGTTCTCATCA